AAATATCGTCTAGTCTCTCCATTTAGAAATACTGTTATCTGTAGCATATTTACTCCTTACCTTTAAAAAATACCAACCATACTGTTTTACCTCTACGTTGGCCAAATATTGGCTCACTAGGAAGTAACCCTTTAACCATTGGCAACGTGATTTGTTCTTCATTCCACTTAAATATCATCGTTCCATTTGGTTTTAGTACTCGCCAACACTCAGATAAGCCTTGTTTAATATCCTCTTGCCATGTTTGTTCTAATCGTCCATATTTCAATGCTAGGAACGATTTATCACCAGCCTTTAATAAATGTGGTGGGTCAAACACTACGAGGTAAAAACTTTCATCTTCAAAAGGCATCTTGCGAAAATCTGCGATCACATCAGGTTTTACAATCAACTTCCTGCCATCGCATAGCGTTGTGTCTAATGTGCGGTTATCCATATAAACAGTTTCTTTATGTTCTTTATCAAACCAGAACATTTTAGACCCACAACACGAATCTAGTATTTTCATTTGTTGTAAAAACTTACTCCTTTACATAATCTTCAATACGATAGTCTTTTGCTTCTAACACTACAAACCCATCATTTTTGTACCCATGACGGTTTTCCCATGCTCGGAATACATTTGTCAGCTCCTGACTTAGTTCGTTCATGTGTTCGCTTTTAACATCTTTCATGTAATCGTATGACCATTCTGCGATTTCATCATCTAAATCGTAATCAAGCACATTCCAAATAACTCGCTCACCATCTATCTCAGGTACATAGTAATAAGGATGTCCAATTCTTATTGACTCAATATCATATTCTCCTAAATAACCATGATCACTATCGCATACACCAAACAAATCTTTTTGGTAATCCAAATAATCTTCGATAGCCTCTTTAATGCTATCTTGCGGTTCACCAGCTACTTCATCCTCACACCAACAATATTTTGTTTCATCTTTAACTAGCATTATTACTCACTCCTTACCAAGATTGGCTATCACTATATTCGTTAAAATATACCTCTGTATTCGTACGTTTCTTCCTCAAATCAACATTGACTATATACAGATAATCACCAGCCACAAAAACTACATCATATGTACCATTAAACTTTTTTCTTCTAGCAACCTCTTTATATCTAGTGTTTTTGCATAATTTTCTTATTGCATTAACCGCATATATACTTACAACACTCATGTTTTATACGTCCTTTTCAGAACGGAACATTTTCATCGTTGCCTTTATCATCTGCAAAATTTTCAAAGTTACTTTCCGTTGCCGTATCATTCAATGCGGATACACCAACGAAACCGGCGATTACTTCCGTAACGTATTTCTTTTGTCCGTTGCTATCTTCATAAGAACGTGTTTGAATACGCCCCTCTACGAATAAGCGGTTTCCTTTTCGGTAATTTCCTACTGCTTCGCCTAGTTTTCCCCAAGCCACACAGTTGACGAAAGCAGTTTGTTCTTTCGTTTCGTTTGTTGTGGAGTCAATATAGGTGTTAGTTGCTGCTACTGTGAATGTGGCCACCGCTCGACCACTTTGGGTGTAACGCACTTCTGGATCACGTGCTAAATTACCTAAAATTTGTACTGTATTCATTCAATTCTCCTTAGTAGTAATACATTCCATTCAATGATGCCTCTGTATCGTCAATATAAAAATCGTAGCTAGGATGAATATGGCAATCGACTGTTGCCTCATTCCTCATTATTTCTAACAAATTTTCAATCTTTGTTCTTGCTTGTGCCTCATTCGTAGCTAGAACTGTAAAACTTACATTGAATGATAAGTTCACGCTAGTTTCAAACTCTTTAATTCGCTCTTTCATCTCATCCCCCTATAGCTTGTTTCAACAACGCTTTACCCTCTTTTGATATTTTGCTTTTATCAATCAGTTTTGCTACATCAACTGGTGGCTTGCGTTCTTCTGCAACTTCAATCAAGTTGCCAGTAGGTAGCATCTTAATTCGTTTGTTACCAGCTTGTATTGCTTGCTTTTCCTCTTGTGCTTTTATTCTTCGTTCTAGTAATAACCCCTCATTTTTAGTTAAACTTGCTAACTCTTCTTTTCTCTCGGCTCTCTTTGCTAGTTCCTCATAACACCTTACAAATTGCGACATGCAAGCTGCTCGATTATAATCACCACCACTTCTAGGGTTGAATGCACTCCATATTGTTTCGGCTGCAGTCTTTGTTATTCCGTCTAAATGTTCTAGTCCGTGATCATAACTATAAGTACTTACAACACGTTCAACTTTCCCAAATGCCTCTTGTGCAGTCATTGGCTTTTCTATTGCGTTCACATAGTTATCAAGTTCTTTGTATTCCGCCTCGATTTCTGCAAACGATGGCAAGAATTTACATTTACTCAACAGATTACTCATTGCTTGCTGCAAGATTAATGGGTCAGCATACGATAGTTTATGCACATACAACTTGATTGTTTCTTTAGATGGGCTAGTGTTCCACCCTGTACTCAATATCAATAGTGCTTCTAATATCCTCTGTTGGTGGTTCATTTGATTGTTCATTCACACCCCCATATTCATTCATCAAATCTCGTAAATCATTTATTGCATCTTGTTTACTGTTTTTCTTTTGAGTTGGTTTATCATAACCATTGCGCTCCCATGTTCTTACACACGCTTTCCAATTCTTCATTGCGTTTTTTCCTACTTTCCAGCCGTTGCTTTCGTAGTAGTCAAAGAATTGTTCAGCGTTCACATTGTTGTTGCGTTCAATGCAGTAGTCTTGTATTTCATCAATAGTAGGTTTAGTGAAAGTTTTACGTTTTGGTGAATGTGTTTTATCACATTCGCCCTCTATATTCTTATCTAACCTAACCTTACCTATACTAGACTTACCTAACCTAACCTTACCTACGGATACATCTTGTATACATTCTGTATCCACAATGGATACATTGCTTGGATTTAACTGATATTCCTTGTTTGCAGTAATTTCCAGCAACTTTCTTTCAGGTTGTAAACTTGGTTTGTAACGATCGCTTTGAATGTAGTTATGTATCTTCCAATGTTTGATTACGATAACTCCACTACCAAAACCGATTACGAATTGTTTAGCCACAAGCAACTTCATATCATCTTCTTTAGCACCAACTATACGCATGATAGATTTAGGTGCATTTACAAAGCCATCATCATCAGCATCTAACAACATATGAAAATATAAGTTTTGTGTTGTAGCTGGCATATCAAGGAATTGGTCTGATTTAATAATGGACTTTGCCATCATCCGTCTTTCAGCCATAGGCTAATCTTCTTCCGCATCTAGCAAGTGTTCATTGAGTTTGCTTAGGCTATAAACAAATGCATCTAATTTATTAGCCTCTTGGCTTTTTTTTGATGTATTCACTTGATTAATTACATCTAATACATCATTTAGTTCTGTAATTTCTTTTTCATTTACTTTGTATTCGCTTTGTGTTTGTTCTAATTTCTCAATGCGTTTCTTAACATATAGTTCAACAACATCAATTCTTTTCATATTGTTTCATCCTTTCCATAATGATTGTTTCTAGCTTTAGTTTGGTTTCTTTTGCAAATACTCCGTGTGCTAAGTTCTCATGGCAATATCTGCACAAACACGCTAGGTTATTTAACTCACTTGTACCGCCTCTACCTCTAGGCAATATGTGATGTACCTCAGTAGCAGGTGCGCCACATATTACACAACACGGATAGCCATCTATACTATCTCGTTCGATAGCTTGTGGTCTTGTGATTTTATAGAGTTTATCATCATTCCTTTTTCGCTTGTTCATTCCCCCACTCCTTAACCAACGATTGAATGTAATCGCTATCATCAAGTTTTATTCCGAGTTGGTTACACTCATCAACCAAGCAATCAATAAGCCTTTGCATCTCTGCAACTGTGTATACTGATGATCCGTGGTAGCACATGATGTTGTGATAACCTTTGATGCTTTTACACTCGCCAGCATCTTCGGCTATCCAGCCAAGGCCGTGTGATTGCCATATTTGAATGTATCTTTCTATGGCATCTTCACGGACTGGAACATATGTGAAATGACTGCAATCTTTGATTGCTTTTCTATATACATCTTCCTTAGACATATACGAATGGTTACTCATGACTTCCGCTATCTTTTGACATAGAACCCAGCAATATGCATTAGCGTTCATACTACGTGATTTTGATTTCTTTTTGATTTCAATCACGTATTCTTTTTCTTTATCTAATTTCGCTAGATCATTGTCATGTGGTGCAGGTATTACTACCATTACACCTAGTGGACTACGAAGTATATCAATATTACTTGTTGTCCACTTCATAGCCTTTTACCCAGTCATAAAGTTTAGACATTTGGTCTCTTGTAACGTTATCAATCACACCAACACCAAACATTTCTGTTAATTGGTGTGCTACTTGTTCTTCACTTAACCCATGTTCACTTGCCATCTTTAGAACAATTGCATACGCATTGTGAGGGTCAAATTCTTTTTCTTTCTTTTCCTTTTCTGCCGCTGCATTGATTTTGGTATCTTGTAAACCTCGATATACATCAGCGCCTACACCAATCATTTTTGCTGCAGTACCTAATGCATCGGTAACAGCCATCTTGAATGCCTCATCATTTCCGTGGTAACCATTTTTATCTTTGTAGATTAAGAAATCACCACCATAACCCGGAATTGGTTTACTCCACTCATCGCCATCTTTGATATATAGATTTACTTTTACATAAAGCATCGTTTCGCCAGTAGCTTCTACCAATACTTGTTCCGTATCTACAATGTCAAAGTACCAACCAACACCACACATACCATAAACTTCGGTTAATATTTCCCATCTCCATTGTGGAGAAATATCATACTTGCCTTTAAGTTTCCCAAAGTCAATTATTTTTAACGCTGATTGCGGTACAGTTTTTACCGCATTATATCTACTATCCATCTATACCTCTTTGTACTTGTAACCACGCATTTCTAAGAAATCAGTTAAATCTTTTGCATCATCTTTTGTTAAGTCATAAACAGTTACTGTTAAACCAACTTTTGTTTCTGCTACTTCAACTATTTCAATTGGTTCATTTGTGATACTTGCTCGTGCAGCCTCTTCCATTTCGTTACGCTCTGCAAATTTTGCATTGATTAACTCTCTAGCCTGATCTAACGGCATATCTTTTACTGCACCCCAACATTCATCAAATGTGATTGGTGTTGCTAGTTCGTATTGTTGATTGCAAGTATCTACAACGAACTCAATCATGCCTTTTTTCTCTGCTAAAATTTGTTTGTAGTCATCGTCTGATTGTTGGCGCTTTGCAATTTCAATCATCATTCCCTCAATCGAGGTTTCAATGTCTTTCATTTTTGCAGTTTTATTTAACCAGCGTTTATCATGTTGAAGTTGATTTACGTATTCTTCACGCACTCCATATTTATCAACCATCTTTTCGATAAACTTATTGATAGCTTCTGTTTTTGCTTGCACCTCTTTTTCATCAAAGTATTTGATTTGTTCTGCAAGTGGTTTTTCTGCATCGTAAACAACTTTCAATACTTCATTTACTTCTTCCTCAAACAACTCAATAGGTCTTTTGAGTTCTCGTTTTTTCTCTTTACAGAATTTATCAAGTGTTGTTCTGTACTTAACGATTTCATTCTTAGCACTTACCATGTCCTTATAGTTTTCTTCCGTTACTACAAGGCCTTTATACTTTTCTAATTGTTCCTCAAAGTAAGCTTTGATTTCGTCTTTATTCCATTTGAATACTTGTTGATTTTGACTAACAATAGGGGTTAAATTAATTTCCATTTTATTCTCCTTATATTTGTGCTAAACTATAAGTAGAGATATTTCACATACTCTCTACCAAGTCCGCTAAACTTCTTCTACTTTTCACTAGCGGACTTTTTCATTTTCTAATTCGTGGATATCATCTAACCAATAACCACTTAAAACCCAAAGTGTAACACCTAGCATGGTTTGACAAAACCAAGTCCAAAAGTCGATAGTGTCTATCTCAAGACTACCCATAGCACCGATTGCTAAAATTACACCGATAATCCGTAGTGCATAACACACTTTAATCATTACTTACTAACCTCTTTTCACTAAGGCATCAACAACCATTTTCGATGCACTATCGCAATCCCATTTGAAAGCATTCCACGCAAAGTCATATGCTCGCTTTTGTTCAGACACACTTAGTTCTTCGCTTTCAATTCTTCTAACCCAACTTTCCGCATCTCTTTTGAAATTCAATCGTATGTTCATTACATCCACTCCTCATAGTGCTAATATCAAAATCAATTTCACTCTTTCTGCTAGACGTTTTAGCTTTTCTCCATTCTTGAAATTCAGCTTGGTTTTTAGGGCTTTCATAAAATTTATAAATTTCTTCTATAAACAACCTCACTTTCTCACTCCTCTTTGATGAGTTCGCCAATCGGTACACCGAAACAATCAGCCAACTTTTGAAGGCTCGTAACACTTGCCCCATTTTTGCCGTTAAGCCATTGACCTATTGCAGCCTGTGAAATACCTGTTTTCTTTGACAGCGTATAAGCCGTCATATCTTGGTCTTTCATAAGCTGTTTGATTTTTTGCAAATTCATTGATTATCACCTCGCTTTTTGCTACAATCAAATTACTAAGTATTTATTTAGTATATGCAACGCTTTTACATTGCTATGTATTTGCGTTACCCTGTGATTACATAGTACTACGTATATGCTAGTAATTCAATTAACTCACAATAAA